GTCAACTACTTCAACATTGTCATCATTAAGTAATAAATCATATTCTTGTTGATTTAAATTTTCGTAAGTTTCTTGCTCAACCTTTTCGCTATCATCCCAATAAACTTTAACTATTCCATTCTTTTCTAAAAGAGCATCTTTAAACCATGTGTAAAGAATAGAAAAACCATTGTTATCTTTGTTAAAGATATAATTAATATAATTAGTAGCTTGAATAGAAAGAGGTTTATCTTCTGGTCTTACAGGCTCACATTTAACTACTCTATCACTAGCTGTAAATATTCTTAATAAGTTAGGTAAAATAGTTTCAACAGTATCAGCTACATCAGTTGATACAACTTGGCTACGACCATCAATCTCTGTGCCTAGTTTATCTCCCATGTAATACTCAAGGGATTTCTTTCTACCACTTGATAAAGCACCACCCATATAACCTAGAGCATTGTCTATTTCGCTTTGTATTATTCCTCTTAATTCTGTTTCTGATATTTTTGCCATATTTTTAAACTATATAATTTGTTTCTATTGGAACTTCTTCACTCCAATCTGAAGTTTCTAATCCTTGTCCTACAATGCCAGTCCTAAAAGAATCGGCGCAGTGTGAGGCAAAGTTGTGCAGAGGTTTATTTCTAAAACATTGGTTTTTATCATCATATTTTTTTTGATATGCTTTTAAGTATTCAATGGCTGTGCCACACTTACTTTTATCAAACCAACAATTTTGTAAATTTTTTCTTACAGCTTCTATGCCATCTTCAATACTTACTTTTGGTGCTACTTCACCAGATATTCCTAATTCTAATAAGCTATCTAATCTTGATTTACCAAAATTTCCTAGTTCCCTTACTTTAACGTCATGCGGAAATATATGTTTTGAGTAATCTTCCGAATAAGGTTTGTTATTTAAAACATCTATATAATGATCTAAACCAAAACCACTATTCTCATAATAATCTATTAATCTTATTTCACCTTTATGCTTTTGAACAAACCATATTGAAGTGCTATCGTTCAGGCCTAAATCCCACCAGGTTTCTACATCAAGGTTATCATCATAAGGAACATCCCCTATTCTACCTTCTTTTGCTAGACCATCTATTATTGATCCAAAGTAGCTACCAGTGATTGCGGCTTGGAAACTACACTCAAATTCTTGCTCATATAAATCTTTTGACATGACGCTTTTCGCAGCGTCTAATTCTTCTTGGTCTAATATCTTTGTTTCACTAGCTTTGAAAACGCATGAGTACCAATCTTTAGACTCTTTAGCACTTTCATATAATTGATAGAAATAGTTTTGACCTTTAGGTGTTCCGATAAATACACACCAACCTTTTCTATCTGCCAAAGCTGGTCTAATAACCTCTGGAAATATAGTAGGTTTAATGCTTTGAGTTTCATCAAATACACATCCATCTAAACTTATTCCCCTGATCGCTTGATCATTCTCTGCACCTAATATTGTAATCCTTGATCCATTTGGAAGATCACATCTTAATTCGCTTTCATTAAACTTAACATTGGGAATTTTCCCAGCGTAAGTTTTTATATAGTCCCAGGCCGTCAGTTTCCCTTGTTTGAAAGTCGGAGATAAAAATACATATCTTGAGTTAGGCAAAGGATTAGTTAAGGCATCCTTGAGCATATGATTGATCATGGCCACCGTTTTCCCAGCTCTTCTGTGAAGGACCAGAACACTAAATCGGTGCATATCAATTTTTTTATGCAAAAAATTTTGTAATTCTCTTGGCTTGTATGGAATAGTAATATTTGGCATTTTAAAAGAAAACCCCCCTAATGTAGTGTTTCTCCTAAAGGTGCCGAAATTGACTCTATTCCAAGATCATCCATGATTTTATAAGAAAAGAATTTACATTCCTTAAGGTCATTAAAGCCATCAAAGTGAACAATCACACTATTAGTGGATTCCATCACATAAACTATGGCAGAATAGCCTTTTTTATTGTCATCAAATTTATACATAAAATCCTTAATCTATTTGTGTGTAAGTTCCCTTGTTATTTTAAAGTGTTGCAAATATACAACGGCTATGCCTTTTGTATAAAAACCCCCCAAAATGTAAGGAAATAATGGGAAAATGATTGTTAGTCATTAAACCCTTGTTAAAACACCAATAAAATCAATGTTTATTTAATAATTGTATCTAAACGATATAGATGTTGCATAAATATCACACTAATTTCTTTAAAATATCTTAAAAAATCAACTATAAGTGATCATGTGTTAGGTTTGTGTAAATGTCGGATGTTTTAATAAATAAACCAATTAAATCAATGTTTTCACTTATCCCACTTAACAACAAGAGGACTCTTATCATCACCAATTAGAGCCAAACTATCCTTTTTAGCGTAATATTTCGGTGCAAGTCGTTCTGATTTCCATTTTGCAAGGTCTATATAAGCTTTAACTAAATGCGTTTGGCCTAAATCTGTTTTTTCTTTTGTTTTACTATTAATAAGGCTTTCATTAATTAATTCTTGAGCATCACTTAAAAGGTATTCAATACCATCTTGTTTAGCTTTTTCATAATCTTGTCTTAATGTTGGATATTTAACAATGTTATTCATCCAAGATCTGAAAGTAGCCCAACAAGGCCTATCTTCCTTCTTATTTTGAGGAGATAAACAAGACCTTATAGATTGACCAATAGCCAATTCTTCCATGATCTCTTTTATTACTTCTTTTTTAAATTTTGTTTTATTTGCCATGTTTATTGTGTTTTTAATGGGTTGTAATTGGGTTATCATTGAGTATTATATTAATTAAGATTCGTTATTAATTCGAATCAAGGAGTAAAAAATGAATAAAACATTATTTAAACCATACTCAATGTTTAAGATAAATATTGTGCCTCTTTATCATAATAGAGAGAAATTTAAGTTTGGCTTAAAGTGTAGGAAAGTGTTTAAAACGCTTAAATTACACCAATTAAGGCCAATAGAATCTAAATATTAGAGCATATAAGGGCATTTTGTAGTAATTGGAGAGAGAGAATCAAAGACTATTAAATAGCCCTTATATTTAACCTACTTCTAATAGTGGCAAATGAAAAAACCTTACTAGATGTAGTATATTTCTTTTTACATCATTTAATCTTTATTTGTCAAATAATAAAAAAAGTTAGTTGACTCTCATCAATAATCAACTTAATGTCAATGATATGTCAATTAATATAAATAAAAAGGAGAGCAACATGAACAAAGAACAAAAGATACAAGCTGTTAGAGATTATTGTGAAAATGATTTGAGAGATGGCTCACAAACAGATTGTCTTGATTTTGGAAAAGATGAAAATGGTAAATGTCAAGGATCTATCTATTGGGTAGAAGGTGCTACGACATGGTTATATTATTGTAATGGTAAATCACAATATGGACAATGTGGAGTTTTATTACATAGTATGAAAAAGAAAATCTTATTGTCTTATTATGAAGATAACAAAGAAGAAATAAACGATTGGTTAGAGGATAAAAAAGAAATTGAAGAAGAATAACAAGGCTAATATAGGAGAGAATAATGACTAAAAAACTTGATAAGGCTTGGCATATAGAGGCTTATGAGCCTTTATATCTTATTAAATGGGAGTCTAGTGGAATAATCCAATATGATAAGGAATATACCCAAATTCATTCAATATCTACATTAAAAAAAGAATATATAAATGTTGATGGCTTGAATGAGCCTTTTGATGAGTTTAAAAACTTTTGGGATTGTCTTGATCATTTACATAATAATGATGATGAGATTTTAAAAGTTTATCAAGAGGATGGAATGACAATAATTAGATTAAAATAAAAATATATGTGTCATAAAATTAAACATATTTCTTAAGGTCTTTATTTGCGTACTTACAAACGCTTTTTAAGGCCTTGAGATACATATACCGAAGTTTTTCATGGCTAACATCCAAATACATCTTTTTAAGTTCCCTATAAGATTTCCGATGAGGGAAGTTTCTTAAATATATAAGTTCTCTATCTTCCTTATTAGCATCAACCATAACACAAGCGATAAAGTCATAAATTGTTATTTGTCTTGAGGTTAATGTGAATTTAGGTTTGGCAAGGGAGTCCTCTTGATACTTTATAGACTCTTTATCATGTCCGATCCCATAGAAGTCATCAATCACTTTAAACATTAAAGGAGTTCTACTATTTGAAACTTTTGGGAGTTTGGAATCTACCCAACTTGCTACACCTAAAAATTGATCTAATTGGTCTATGGTTAAAAAATTAGTTATCATTCTTGTACTTCTCCTCTAGGTAGGTGTTAAATCTATCTTTTGATAGCTTTTTTTGTAATTCTCTATTTGTCTTTGACTCCTTGTAGGCTTTGTAATTTTTCTTTCTTTTCTCTATGGCATGGGAATAGTTAAAATTCTTTTTCTTTGCTATGTTGGTAATTGCTTTAGCAATTATATTCTTATCTATAAAAGTTGTCATTTAATTTACTTCCTTAAGTATATATATATATGTCTTTATTAAGAGGGTATTTTGATACACCCAAAAAGGTAAATCCCCACACCCAACTACCTATCTTTCTTAACCATGTTGATAACATTCCCAATATGTTGATTAATTTGTGGATTGTTTTTTTTCTTTTTAGCTAATGAAATTCTTCTACGCTTATTAGTATTGTGTTGAATATATTCTTGCATTTTTTCTTTATCAAAAACATAATGATTAGTTCCATTATCCACCTGACGCCGTGCAAGAAGGCCAAATAGGGTAAGTCTATCCAAAAACTTTGTTAATGTCCTTCTGCAGCCAATTCCAGTCCTTTGCATGAGGTATTTATGGCTTATCCTACATCCATGAGGGGCATTACGAAAAGAATAACAAATTAAATAGATAAGTTTCTCATGACTATTTAAAACCTTATTATTTAATAGTGATTTATCAAATTTTTCAAAAGCCATTATAAAGTTATCTCCTTTAAAACCATTCCATAGTTATTGATCCCAGCCAGAATCTTTAAATCTTTTTTCTTAATAGGTTTATTTTTTTTAAATATTGAGTAATCAACGAAATGATGCCAACGATTCCAACGCCAAACCACTTTAGCCACATCAGGATGTTGCTCTTGCAAAGACTTTGATTTAGCCATTACACCATCTAAATAGTTTAAATCTTCATTTTGATATATACTATCCGAATTTCCCCCTGCGATTCTCATGGTGGTTGCTTTCTCACTTAAAAAAGCATTAAACTGCAAGGTGCAATAGCCTAATTTTAAACACCTTATAGACAAATCTGTGTCCTCATTATATTTGCCTCTCCAACGTAAATTCAAACGATTATCAATTAAAATTGTAGAATAGATTCTAGTATTAAATAAAAATGGTGGATATTTTTCACTAGCTATACAAAACTTACAATAGTTAAACCCACTAATCATAATATTCTCATATCTATCTATAAAATCTTCTGCGCATTTAAAAATAGTTCCAGTTTGAACTATGTTTTTGGCGTTCCGATTTAATCTATAAAAATCATAAATATTGTCATCAATGATCCAATGCTTTTTAGCCCCAATACTTATGGAGTGATCCCACACCCAATTTCTTGCAGGGATTGAGCCTTTACCTAAATTTGAGAAAGGCAAAGTTAAGATTTTTTTAGGATCAATAACTTTTGCATATTCATCATATTCTTGTGGCTCAACAACGATATGATAAGGAACTTTCATTCTTTCCAATGATTTAGAAGTTAATCTAGACTCCCATCTACCTTTACTAATTACATAAATTGGATGTTTAGGATTCATTAAACAATCCCCTCACATTTTTTTCTCCATCCTTTAGAGGTATTTGAGGAAATTTAGACCAAACTCTTGAAGGGCTAACTTTTACCCTTCCATATTGTTCTTTAATTTTAAAAATATTTGGCCAATTCTTTTGAAGGCCTAATGCTCTAATATTTCTACCTTCCCCACTATAAGAAATTTCAGTATTTCCACCCTTCATTTTTTGAGTGGCAACTTTATCAATTACATAACGATTGAAAATAATCGTACAAAAATTATTAGTTAAAACTTGTAAAGAATAATCTGTGTCCTCTACACATTGATCTCTCCAATCAATTTTAAGTTTATTATTAACTAGAACACATGAATAAACTTGTTTATTTATAGAAATATCCTCTTTGCAGGACCAGGCAAAAACTTGATGTTTTAAGCCAACTATTCCAATATTTACAAAATCTTTAATATAATTTTCTACAAAATTAAAAGCGTCTATTGGAGAAATTTTATTATTTTTATCATTTTCTCTTTTTGAAAATGCTCTAATATTATCATCTATTTGCCAATGAAAATCTTCATTGTTAAAAATTGAAAAAAATTTAATCCAATTTCTAACATAAGCAATCCCTTGATCATTTTTAGGTAATAATAATAATCTTTTTAATGGATAAACTTCTATATATTTATCTAAATCTTGAGGCTCAATAACAATATAAAAATTAATATTATTTTTTTCTAAAAGTTTGGCAGTAAGACAATGTTGAGGCCTATCTTTACTAGGAATATAAATAGTATATTTATTTTTCATCTAAATACCTCTTATTAAAATGATTTGCGAATTTAAGTTTGGGATGCCAAATACTTTTGGTCTTATTATTTATATCTTGCCCTATTAATTTGGCAAAATTTTGAAGTTCTTCCTCACTATCAAACCTTACAATTAATTTATGATAAGCCTCTTTAGGATATTGCTCAAACTCTGGCATACCTTCCCACTCTTTACGCCAATCCTCTTGAAGTTCCTCTTGATCAAATAAATTATTTTGCTTATCTTTACTCAAAATGATTACCCCAATTATCCCAACCATCTTTTTTTTGTCTAGCAAAGAGTTCAATTCTTGGTAGATCACCACACAGCTCAACAATTCTATCTCTTACACAATCAGGTTTTCTTGAGTGTTCTCTACGAACATCAATTACTAATTGCTTAACACTTTTAGAAACTCTTTTTGGTTTTCCTCTTGTAGCTAATAAACAGATCTCTGGATTTGCTCTTGTCCAATAACCCATGCCTGTAAAAAAACCTTTTGATTTATTTTCCTTAACCCAACTAAAAGCTACTGTCTTAAATTTAAAATTCCATGCTTTAAGAACTTCAAAAGATTTTTCAAGTAAAGGATCAACAACCCACATAAACAATACGCAATCCACACTAGCAATACTATTAATATCAAGAGCCAATAAATCATTGAGTTCCATACATGGATAATGTTTTGTAGCATTTCTATCTTCTCCTTTTTTTGAATAACTTTTAAAATACCAGGGAGGATCGGCCAGAATTATATTGTATTTCTTTTTTGGAAAAGGAATCATGGCTTGACCACCTTTAAAAGAGTATCATCCTCTATTACTTCTTTAGTTAAAGAATTAATATTTTTTCCTGTCCAATTTTTACTTAAACAATCTGCGCAATAATTAATTCCTTTTTCAACTACATCAGCTGGATCACCACATTTTGAACAAGTTCTAATATCACCAAAAATATTTATTTTATTTAATGTCAATTCCAAGCCCCATTTTTCAGTAAGTCTATTGGTGTTAATAAATTAATTGGGATTGCATGGCATTTAGGTCTATTAGCAATATTAAAATCAGTTAAATATTTTTCACTTCCCAAAACATAAGTTGAATTTACAAAACCATGAATTTCAAAGATCGGTGCTTTGTCTATTACTAAAATATAAATTTCTCCAGGCTTACTCCCTTGAGGTCTAATAATTAAACTATTATTTTTTTTAGGTAATTGAGATCGTATTTGTAAATGAGTATCATGAAAAATTAGATCGGCGTTGTTGCCATGATTAACATGGTAAGTGTGTTCAATTTGAAGATATTTTGCAACTGATAATTCTGCTT